CTGCGGGTCATGGTGGCGGTGAACATGAGCCAGCGCATCGTCGGCCAGTCGGTCTGGCTCGAGCTGGTCAGCATCGATCCCACCACCGCCCAGCCGGACGGGCGCAGTGCCGCGGCATGGCGGCTCGACGGCGCCAGCGCCACGCTCGCCAACTACGAGGTCGCCAGCGAGGGCGCACCACGGCTGGGCAGCGCCTCGGGCAGCACTATCCCGACCACTGCGCCGGCGGGCTGGTCGGTGCTGGAACTCGAGCCGACCAACGACGAGTGCTACTTCCATGGCCGGCTGCTCGACACCACGGCAGCGCGCTCGAACTCCTATGTCCGCCACCAGCAGATCCCGGAGCCGAATGCGCTGTATCGCTTTCGCATCCGGGTGCGGAACCGCCAGTACATCAACGGCATCTCGGCGGCGGCGAATAACGGCGGCGGTGCGGTGCGCATCACCCGCGCGGCGCATGGCTTTGCCACCAACGATGTGGTCACCGTCGCCGACGTCTCCGGCGTGCCCGGGGCGAATGGCACCTTCACCATCACGGTGATCGACGCCAACAGCTTCGACCTGGTCGGCTCGACCTTCACCGGCGCGTATCTCAACACCGGCTGGGCGTCGGTCTCGCGCAACTTGGCGCCGGTCTCAAACACCGACATCAGGGTCCAGTTCGTCACCATCGCCGACTACGCGGAGCTGACCACCGAGATCACCGCCGGTCGAGGTCAGTCGGTGGCAGGCCAGGGGCTGGGCGTGAATGTCCTCAGCACCGTGCCGCCGGCCGTCACGCCCGTGGGCGGCCAGGCCCGCGGTACCAGCGGCGCGCTGCCGGTGCTGGCAGCCACCGGCTACTCGGCCAATCCGGTCGCCGTCACCACGGCGCGTGGCGTGGATCTGCTGGCGACGCTGATCGGCGCGCTGGTCACAAAGCCCTACGCCATCCCCGAGGCCGACTGGCAGTACGCCGCCGCCGCGGGCGGGATCATCAACACCGCTGACGTGGTACTCCGGGCGGCGGCGGCCGCCGGCATCCGGAACTACGTCACCTCGATCGACATCCGCAACGCGCATCCGACGGTGGCGACCGAGGTGGTGATCAAGGACGGCGCCACGGTGATCTGGCGGCAGCTGCTGCCGGCCGCGATGGCGGCTCCGGTGGAGATCACCTTCCCCACGCCCCTGCGCGGCACCGCCGCCACAGCGATGAACGTCGCCTGCATCACCACCGGCGCGCAGGTCTACGTCAACGCGCAGGGCTTCGCCGCGCCCTGATCGGCGCTGCCCAGGAGAACGCCTTATGACCGAGCCGATCGAACCGGAGGGGCCCAGCCCCGCGCCGGAGCGAGAACCTGCGTCGGATCGACTTCCCCCCGCTGGGCAGTCGATCACCGCCTGCCGCGCGCTGGCTGCACCCGTCACCGTCAATCGCGCAGCCCGCACTGTCGAGGTGGTGTGGTCCACCGGCGCCCGCGCCCGCAATTTCGTGCCGCCCTATGGGCCGATCCTCGAAGAGCTCGACATGCGTCCCGAGGCGGTGCGCATGGACGCGCTGCGCTCCGGCCGCGCACCGGTGCTGGACACCCATCGGCGTGCTGGCACGCGCGACGTGCTCGGCCGCGTCACCACGGCCCGCCTTGAGGCAGGTCGCGGCTACGCCACGCTGCAGTTCAGCGGCGCCGATGACGTGGAGCCGGTCTGGCAGCGCGTCGCGGACGGCACGTTGCAGTCGGTGAGCGTCGGCTATCGCGTGCACCGCTACGAGCCGCGGCCGGACGCCGCCACCGGCCAGACCATCCACCGCGCGGTAGATTGGGAGCCCTACGAGATCTCGATCGTGCCGGTCCCGGTGGACGCGGCCGCTGTCGTCCGTGGCGAGGGGGACCAGGGCACCCCCGCCACCGCCATCGAACCCGCCCTGACCATCCCCGAGGAACCACCCATGCCCGAGACGACGCCGGCTTCGCCGGATCCCGCGCCGGCGCCGCCTGCGCCGCCCACCATCCCACACCAGGAGGTCCCCGTGACCACGACGCCCGCCAGCACCCCGCCCACGGTGCCGCCCGAGCCGACCCGCGCCATGCCGCCGGCCCCCGACCTCGAGGCCATCCGCGCCGAGGCGGAGCGCGCCGCCGTCGAGCGCATCGCCGGCTATGAGCCGGTCCTCGCCGCCGCCCGTGGCCTGGTGACCGCCGACATGCTCGACACCATGCGCGAGGCCGCCATCCGCGACCGCCTCTCCCCGGAGGTGCTGCGCGGTCGCCTGTGGGAGGCCTTCACCAGCGGTGCTGCGCGGCCCTCCCTGCCGGCGCGCCCCGACACCGGCCCGTCCAACGACGACCCGTCGCAGCTCCTCGACGCCATGGCCGAGGCGCTCGCCGCCCGCACCATGCCGGGTTATCAGGCCCCGGCCGCGGGGCGCCACACCGAGTTCCTGGGCTGGCGCCCCTCCGACATGATCGGGGAACTGCTCCGCGCCCGTGGCGAGCGGAACGTCCCGCGCAACCCGACCATCCTGGCCGAGCGCGCCTTCCACACCACCAGCGACTTCCCCGCGCTGCTCTCGGCCGCGGCCAACAAGATGCTGCTGGCGGCCTATGCGCCGGCGGCGCCCACCTACCGCACGCTGTTCCTCCGCCGCGATTTTCGGGACTTCAAGCCGCACCGCCATCTGCGGGTCGGCGACTTCCCGACGCTGCTGCCGCTGTCGGAGAATGGCGAGGTCCAGGCCGGCACCATGTCCGAGAGCCAGGAGCTCGTGTTCCTCCAGACCTTCGCGCGGCGCATCCGCGTCACGCGCCAGATGCTGGTGAATGACGACCTCGGCGCCTTCACCGACTTCGCGTCCATGATCGGCCGGCGCGTCGCGGACTTCGAGAACGCCACCGCCTACGCGCTGGTGAACAGCGCGGGCGGTGACGGGCCGACGCTCACCACAGGTGCTGCGGCGGTGTTCGGGACGGCGGCGGCGCGGGCCAACAAGGCGGGTGCCGGCACCGCGCTCGACCTGCCGAACCTAGCGCTGGGCCGTGCCGCGGTGATGCGCCAGAAGACCCTCGACGGGCTGCCCATCGCGGTCGGCGCGCAGATGCGGCTGCTGGTCGGGCCGAACCAGGAACTCGCCGCGCGCCAGCTCACGGTCTCGGTTCAGGCGACGCAGACCAGCAACGCCAACGTCTATGCCGGCTTCGTGCAGCCGCTGGTCGAGCCGCTGATTCCGAGCAACCGCTGGTACTTGTTCTCGGATCCGATGGCGGCCCCGGTCTACGTCTACGGCTACCTGAACGGCGCCGAGGGTCCGCAGGTCACCACCGGCAACGTCCAGGGCGTGGATGGCGTCGAGGTCAGCGTGATCTTCGACTTCGGCGTCGGCGCCATCGACTGGCGCGGCGCCTGGTTCAACCCGGGCACCTGATCCAGCCTCCTCCCTTCCATCGTGAACCCATGCAGAGGCCGCCCCACCGGGCGGCTTCTGCGTTTCTGGAGACCTCATCCCCATGCGCAACTATGTGCAGCCTGGCGACAGCCTGGCGCTCGCCGTCCCCTATGCGGGTGGCGTCACCTCCGGCCAGGGCGTCCTGGTTGGCGCGCTCTTCGGCGTGGCCGCGGTCGATGGCGTGCAGAATGCCGTCATCGAATGCCAGACCAAGGGCGTGTTCGACATCACCAAGGAGCCGGCGCTGGCTATCACCGCCGGCGCGCGCCTCTTCTGGGACAACACCAACCGGCGCCTGACCACAACGGCCACCGGCAATTTCCAGGTGGGTCTCGCCACGGTGGCAGCCCTCGCGGCGGATACCACCGTCCGCGCCGTGCTGCTGCGTGTTCCGGCGTCCGGCGCATGAGCATCGATCCGAAGGCCACGCGGGGCTATCGCAACCGCAACCCGGGCAACATCGAGCACGTCCCCGCCAACAAGTGGCAGGGGCTGGCCGATCCGCCCTCAGACGGGCGCTTCTGCCGCTTCACCAGCCATGAGTTCGGCATCCGCGCGCTGGCGGCGCTGCTGGTCACCTATCAGGACCGGCACAAGCTGCGCACGCCGCGGGCGATCATCGAGCGTTGGGCGCCCAAGGTGGAGAACGACACCGCCGCATACATCGCGGTGGTGGCGCGGCGGATCGGCGTCAGGCCGGACGAGGCGATCGACCTGCATCGGCACGACCACCTGCGCCCGCTGGTGGAGGCCATCATCCACCATGAATGCGCCGGGCTGAGCTATCCCGCCGCGGTGATTGACCGCGCGCTCACCCTGGCCGGGGTCCCGCCCGCGCCGCCGGTGACGTTGCGGGAGGTGGCCGCCGTCACCGGCACCGGGCGTGGTGCGGTCCTCGTGGGCGCCGCGGGCATCGCCACCGCCGTGGCGCAGGCGGCACCAGCCATCCAGGCGTTGGGCACGCTGGCGCCGGCTGTTGCCATCGCGGTCATCGCCGCCGCGGTGGTCGGCGTGCTCGCATGGCGCCTGCGGCGGCCAGCGTGAGCGCCTTCGCCGCGGCCATGGACGCGCTGGCCGCGGATCCGAACATCGGTGCGGATGCGAGCTATCGCGCGGGTGGGACCGGGGTTCCGGTCCTGCTCCGCCTGGTCCGCTCGGCACCGGACCGGCTGGGCGACGCCTTCGGGACCAGCGTGATCCAGGCCAGCGACGTGCTGACCGTCGCCATCGCCGTGCTGCCCAGCGTCGCAGCGGACGACACCTTCACCCTCGGCGCCGACACCCTGATCGTCCAGCACGCCGAGCGGGACGCCGCGGGGATTGCCTGGCGCGTCTTCTGCCGCCGATAGGAGCACCGCCATGATCGACCCCGAACGCATCGGCGGCATCGTCGGCGAGGCGCTGCTCGCCGGCGCCCTGGGTGCGCTCGGGGCGATGGCGCGCTTCTCGACCGCCGACCGGCCTCTGCTGACCCGCGCCTATCTGCTGCACGCGCTGGCCGGCGGTAGCCTGGGCACCGGCGCCTGGCTCATCGCGCATGCCTTCGAACTCGACGGCTGGTGGCTCTTCGCGGTGGCCTGGCTCGCCGGCACGCTCGGCTATGCCGCGCTGCACGACCTGCTGCTGCGCATCCTCAGCCGCAAATTCGGCGGGCGCTGATCCATGCGCCTCGGTGCCGCCATCGTCGGCGATCTGCGGAAGGTACTGGCTGACGAGGTGCGGGCCGGTGAGCGCGCGGCCATGACCGCGATCCGCGGCGAGACAGATCAGGTGAAGGCCGAACTGCGCCGGCAGGTCACCATCGCCTTCTCGGGCAATGCCCGCGGCATCGCCAATGCCTGGCGGTCGATGATCTTCCCGCGGAGCGGCCAGTCGCTGCGGCCGGCGGGGTTGGTCTTCACCAAGGTGCCGAACGTCATTGATGCCTTCGAGCGCGGCGCGCTGATCCGCGCCAAGGGTGGCGGGAAGTTCCTCGCAATCCCGACCGGGTTCAACGCGGCCAGGGGACGGCGGGGCCGCGGCGAAAAGGGCATGCGAGTCACACCGGCGCAGATGGTCGCCTCCGGGCAGGCCTTCCTGCGGCCCTTCAAGTCGGGCCGGGGCTTCGTGTGGTGCCTGCCGCTGCGGCAGGGCGAGCAGACCGGGCGGCGGCGACGCACGCGATTGGTGGCGGGGGGTGTGACCGAGGTCGGCACGGCCAACCGCAAGGGGCGTGAGGCCTGGGCGCGGGGTCTGCTGGAACAGGGAATGGTGCCGATGTTCCTGCTGCTGCCCCAGGTGAAGCTCGCCAAGCGGCTCGATGTGCGCGGCGCGGCCGAGCGCGGGCTGCGCCGCCTGCCTGGCCGCTTCGTGGCGGCTTGGGAACGCGAGAGCGGGAGGTCAGCGTGAGCACGCGCGAGACGGCCATCGCCGCGCTGCACAGCCGGCTGGTCACGTCGCTGGCCGTCAGGAACCCGGCGCCGATCGTGCTGCGCGGCGAGACCATCCCGCAGCGAATTTCCGCCGGCGGACTGGTAGTCGTCCGCGACGGCGAGACGGTGGAGGAGACGCCGATCCTCTCCCCGCTCGCCTGGCAGATCGAGCATCGCGCCGAGGTCGAGATCACCGCCGCCGGCGCCACGCCCGCCGCGCGCAACACGCAGCTCGACGCGCTGCTGGTGGACATCGCCGCGGCCATCGCTGCCAACCGCACCCTCGGCGGCGCCGTCGAATGGGCGCAGCCCGGCAGCGCCTCCTTCGAGGATGTCGAGTTCGAGGGCGCCGCCGCGGCCCGCGCCGCCGCCATCCCCGTCACCCTCTGGTTCACCGTCGCCGGCTCGCCGCTGGCCTGATCCCCTTACAGGAGAAAGCCCATGCCCCGTGCCATCGGCGCGAATTGCCGCCTGCTCATGCTGCCCGAAACCGTCTACGGCACCGCCCCCGGCAGCAACTGGCGGCGCATGCCGTTCCTGTCCTGCGATCTTGGCGCCGAGCAGCCGCTTCTGGATGCCGACGTCATCGGTGTGGGCAGCAACCGCGATCCGGCCGCGCCCTTCCTCGACACGGTGACGGTCGCCGGCCAGGCCGTCGTGCCGGTCGACCTGATCAACATCGGCCACTGGCTGCGGCTGCTGCTCGGCGCGCCGACCACCACCGGCACCACCAACTTCATCCACACCTTCGGCTCTGGCGCGGCGTCGCTGCCGAGCAATGCGATGGAGATCGGCTACCCGGATGTGCCGAGCTTCGACGTCTGCACCGGTGTGCGCGCCGACACGCTGGAACTGGACTTCACGCCGACCGGCGCGGCGACGGCGACCTTCGGGCTGCTGGGCCAGGGCTCGGTGCGGACCGGCGCGACCTCAGGCGGCACGCCGACCAGCGCGGCCTATACCGCCTTCAACAAGGCGCAGGGGAGCATCACCCGCAGCAGCGTGGCCCTGGCGCAGGTCACCGGCGCGCGGCTCACCTATGCCAACGGCATGGAGGCGGTGCGCACCATCCGCGCCGATCGCCGCGTCGAGGGCGTGGACCCTGGCATTGCGCGCTGCACCGGCCAGATCACCGTGCGCTTCGAGAACACCACGCTGCTCGCCCAGGCACAGGCCGGCACCTCGGCGGAGTTTGCCATGGCCTTCACCATCGATGCGAACCGCAGCCTGACCATCACGCTGCACGAGGTCTATCTGGCGCTGGCCAAGACCCCGATCGAGGGGCCGGCCGGGGTGGAGGCGAGCTTCGATTTCAGGGCAGCGTTCAACGCGACGGCGACGCGGATGATGACCGCGGTGCTGCGGAACCAGCAGGCGGGGACGGAGTACGCATAACCGGCGTCCTTCGGCTTACGTGATCAGCAAATAGTAGATTGCCTTTCGCCACTTTGCGCGCGCGAAAGAACGGGGTCAGTCGTCCTTCTCTGCCGTCGACCGATGATAACCGCAAAGGCCGGACCCCATCTCGTAGTCGTCCAGCGTAAGCCGTTCTCCGCATACTGCACAAACGGCGTCGTCCGGCATATCGAACCCACAGAGCGCACATCCTCCCTCAGAAAATACATAGGTCTCATTGCCGCACTCAGGGCAGGTACCGACCGGAGGTTCGCCTCCATCCGTCATCGCGATGTAGGCCTCGGCGCCGTAGGCTTCGTCTATACCGGCCACCATCAGTGCTTCCGTATCAGCAGCCTCACCGCATGCGGCACAGACGAACTGGGCGTCATCCTGGTCGGTGTTATCGGCATCGAGTTGCTTGATCAGTTTCGAACCACACTCAGGGCAGAGAAATTCCTCGGAGGCAATCTGCGCACCGGTCGTATTCCAGTTGATGGTGCCGAGCGTCGATCGGCATGCCGCGAGCTCCTGCTGGAAGAGCTTGTTGTTCTCCAGTAGCGCGCCCCAGCACGTCGCGCCGAGCGCACCGACTGGCTCTTCTTCGAGTACCGTCGCGAGCAGATCTCGGATTGCCAGGAAGGCTTCTGAGACTGCCTCGCGGGCGAGCGCTTCGCCGCCTTTGTAGAACATGTGCTCCATGTCGTTCCGAATCTTGGTGACACGGTCGACGTCGTTCCAATCGAAGGAGATGCCGAGGCTCTTGAAGCGTTCCTTGATGCCTTGAACATCAACGGTCTTCGTCCCGGAGCCCTTCAGCGAAAGGGCGCCCGCTGAGCTCCGAATAGGCTCGATCCTCTGCATCAGAAGGACCTCTCCATCCGGCGATAGGCGCCGAAGCTTCTCCTTGCAAAGAAGCAGCATGCCCGCCTGCACGTTGCGAACCGCGGAGATGATCCGGCGCGGATCGTCGGACGCAAAATCCTCGACGCCGATCTGTATGGAATGAATAGCGTTTTCGAAGAGGCTCATTCGGGCAAGTGTATATTGTTGGTCGCCAAGAATCATTGAGTTCATTTCCGGGCGCGGCACACTGAATGGCCGGACATCACTCTCGCTACCGTGCATGGGCTCGCGCACCGCCACAGCGCGCGACGACCAGCGGCCCACACCCCCCTCAGTTAGGAGAAGCAAGGATGCTCACCCTCGACCTCCCGGTCGAGCCGTACTGGCTCGACCTTCCCCGCGGCGTCCGGGTGGAAATCCGCCCCGTCACCACCGCCGTGATGGCCGCCGCCCAGGCCGGCTCCGCGCGCCGCCTCGGCGCGCTGCGAGCCGCGTCCGAAGACCTCGACCCCGACATGGCGCGCGGCCTGGCCTTCGCCTTCCTCGTCAAAGCGCTGGCCCGCCACGCCGTCACCGCCTGGGAGGGCGTCGGCGACGCCGCCGGCAAACCGCTGCCGCTCTCGCCCGAGGCGGTCGAGCGGCTGATGGACATGGACGAGATGGCCGCCGCCTTCTGGGATCGCGCCACCGGCCCGGTCGCCGCCGTGGCGCTGGAGGGAAACGGCTAAGGGCTCGCGCCGAATGGCATTTCGGCCAGGGCCCTGACTACTGCCGCGGCTGCGCGGCGCTCGATCGCGACTGCGGCCAAGCCTGCCCCTACGCCGCCCACGCGCCGGCCAGTGTCGAGGGTGCCGCGTGCTGGGCCGCAGGTACCACCTGCGCGACGGCGACGATGGCCGGCCTCGACCTCGACATGCCGGCGGCGCTCGCCACCGCCCGCGAGATGGGCGCCTCTGGCTGGGCGGCGGCCGAACTGCTGCTGGCCATGCGCATGGGTCTCGCTGCCGGCAGCGCCGCGCGCCGCACCGATCCCCCCGAGCCCTGACCACCACACCGACGCAGGAGGCGTGACGCATGGCGGATAGCACGCGCCGCGTCTCGGTCCGGCTGTCCCTGGACGACGCCGCCCGGGTCAAGCAGGAGCTGCGCGAGGTCGGCGAAACCGGCCAGCGCTCCCTGGAGCGGATCCAGGGCGGCGCCGATCGCGCCTCCCGCGCGCTGGACCTGCTCGACGTCGCCGTGCGCGGCGTCCAGATCGCCGGCCTCGCCGCCGGGCTGCGTGCTGTCGTGGTCGCGGGCGACGGCCTCACCCAGTCCATGGGCCGGCTCAACACCGCGCTGGGCTCCGTCGAGCGCGCCGGCGAGATCTACGACCGGCTCTATCGCGACAGCCTGCAGACCGGCGTCGCGGTGCGCGAGAGCGTGGACGCCTTCGCCCGCTTCTCGATCGCGGCCCGCGAGATCGGCGCCACCTCCGACCAGGTCGCCACCCTGGTGGGTGGGCTCCAGCGCATTGCCATCGCCTCCGGCGCCTCGCAGCAGGAGATCGCCTCCTCCACCCAGCAGCTCGCCCAGGCGCTGGCCTCCGGCACGCTGCAGGGCGACGAGCTGCGCTCGATCCTCGAAGGCCTGCCCACGCTGGCGCAGGCGCTGGCGCGCGAGCTCGGCGTGTCCATCGGCGAGCTGCGCAAGCTCGGCTCCGAGGGCAAGCTCACCGCCGACACGGTGTTCCCCGCGCTGCTGCGCGCCGTCGAGCGGCTGAATGGCGAGTTCGAGCGCGCGCCGCTCTCCGTCGGCCGTGCCTTCGGCCAGCTCACCGCCGCGGCCGACCAGTTCCTCGCCCGGCTCGACCAGGCGATCGGGCTGTCCAACGCCCTGGCGCGTGCGCTGTCCGGCGCTGCCCGCGTGCTGGATGGCGTCCGCCGCGGCTCGGGCCTGCTGCTGCCCTCGGAGCAGGAGGCCGACCGCCGCGCCCAGGCTGAGGCGCTGCGCGCCCAGATCGCCCGCCTCGAGGCGGAGAACGATGGCCGCGACAGCCTGCGCTCCCAGCCCCGTCGCGGTTCGATCCAGGGCGGGCTGGTCGGCACCGCGCAGCAGCAGGCAGGCGTGGATCGCGCCGCACGGCTGGATGAGCTGCGGCGCCAGTACGCCGAGCTTCAGGAGGAGATCACCCGCGGGGAGCAGGCCGCTGGCGAGCGCCAGCGCACCGAGCAGGAGGCCGCGGCTGGCCAGGCCGCCGAGGCCCGCCGCCGCCGCACGGCCGCGGATGCCGAGGAACTGCGCAAGGCGCTCGATGACCGCTTTCGCATCAACAGCGAGTACGAGGATCGCGTCCGCCGCCTGCGCGAGGCCGAGGCCGCGGGTGGTATCACCGCCGCCGATCGCACGCAGTTGGAGACGCTCGCCCTCCGGGAACGCGATGAGGCGCTGCGCCGCATTGAGGGCACCACCCGCCGCGTGGCCAGCATCCCGCGCCCGGACCGCGAGGCCGAGCGCGAGATCAACGACATCATCCGCGAGCGCGAGCGGCTGATCCAGAACAACGAGAATGCCCAGGAACGCTACACCCGGCGCCTGGAAACCCTCGGCCGGCTGGTCGAGCGCTCCGAGCGCATCGGCCAGCCGATCCCGGACGAGACTGTTTCGCGCGAGGCCAATGCCGCGCTGGAGGAGCTGGAGCGCAGCCAGCAGCGCGTGCAGCAAGCCACGGAGCGCACCAGCAACACGGCACGTGAACTCGGCCTGACCTTCTCCTCAGCCTTCGAGGACGCGATCATCAAGGGCGAGAGTTTCTCCAAGGTGCTGCAGGGCATCCTGCAGGACATCGCCCGCATCGTGGTCCGCCGCACCATCACCGAGCCGCTCGGCACGGCGGTGACCTCCAGCCTGGGTGGCTTTGACTTCGGCTCCATCTTTTCTGGCATCGGCTCTGCGCTGGGCGGGCTGTTCCGCGCCGATGGCGGGCCCGTGGCGGGCGGCCAACCCTACATCGTCGGCGAGCGCGGGCCCGAATGGTTCGTGCCGAACCGCAGCGGCACGGTGCTGCCCAACGGCATGGCGCCAGGCGGCCCAGTCATCAATCAGAGCATTACCATCGACGCGCGCGGCGCCGATGCGGGTGTCGAGGCGCGGCTGCGCGTGCTCTCGGCGCAGATCGTGCGCCAGGCCAGTGCGGCCACGCTCGACGCCATCCGCCGCGGCGGCAGCGCCACTTCCATCGTGCGGGGATAGGGCCATGACGGAATACGCCTGGCCCAGCGTGCTGCGCCCGTCGCGGCTGAGCTTTTATCTGCAGCACAACACCCTGCGTTTCGTCTCGCCCGTCACCCGCGCCACCCAGGTGCTGCGGCGCGAGGGCGCGCGCTGGCTGGCGGAGGCGAGCTTCGAGCCGCTGGGCCGTGTGCAGGCCGGGGTGATGGACGGACTGCTGGCGGCACTCGGCGGTTCCGCCAACACGGTGCGCATCTGGGACTGGCGGCGCGAGTACCGCACCGGCGATCCGCGCAGCCAGGGCGACGTACCGATCGGGCCGTACTCCTTCTCGGACGCGACGATCTTCACGGACGGGACCGGGCTGGTGGTGGGATCCGGCAATCCGTCGCTGGCGGCCGGGGCGCCACGTGGCGCGCTGTCCATCGTCACCCAGGGCTGGTGGCCCAGCACGGTGGCGGTCGGTGCTGGCGACTACATCGGCCTCGGCGGTCGGCTTTACATCGCCACCGCCGCGGTCACGGCCTCGGGCGCGGGCACCGCCACCATCGCCATCGCGCCGCCGCTACGCGCCGCGGTGGTGATGGGCGAGCCGCTGATCCTGTCGCTGCCGAGCGTGCCGATGCGGCTGGTCTCGGACGACGAGGCCGCGAACCCGACGCGCCCCGGCCCCTTCGCCGCCGTCACCATCCGCCTCGAGGAGGCCCTCTGATGTCCGGCACCCCACGCCTCAGCAATCAGGCGGCGTCCGCCGCCACGGCGCCGATCGCCACGCCGGTGGTGCTGGTCGAGCTCGACTTCGCCACCGGCCCCTTTCGCGTCTGGACCGGGCTCGGGCCGCTGGACTGGGCGGGGAAGGTGTTCGAGGGCGCCGGCAGCATCGGCGCCATCTCGGATGTCGAGGAGACGGTGGAGCTGCGTGCCGTGCGGCTCACCCTCGCGCTGTCGCCGGTGCCGCAGGAGGTGGTGGATATCGCGCTCGCCGAGCGCAGCTACCGCCTGCGCCCCGTCACGCTATGGGGTGCGCTGCTCGATGCGCAGGGGGCCTTCGTGGCGGACCCGTTCCCGCTCTGGGCGGGGTTGATGGACACGATGGAGGTGACGGACGGCGCCGAGCCTTCCGTGGCGCTGGCCTGCGAGAGCCGGCTGGTGGACCTCGAGCGCGCGGAGGTGCGTCGCTACACCGACGCCGACCAGCAGGCCGAGTATCCCGGCGATCGGTTCTTCGAGTTCGTCCCCGCCCTGCAGGAGGCGGAGATCCGGCTGCCGATCCAGTGATGGAGTTGCTCCCCGGGCGGCTGCCCGACTGGCCAGAGCGGCTGGCGGCGCTGATCACCACCGCGGAGCATCGGCCTTTCCATCCACGGACTTGGAACTGCGCGCGCCTCGCCATGGCGGCGGTGGTGGCCTGCACGGGCCAGCGTCCGTCCTGGCAGCACCGCCCGACCCTCGCCGCGATGGCGGACACCGCCGGCTACCCCCGCGTGCCGGTGCCCTTTGCCCGCATGGGTGACGTCGTGCTGGCCGCCGATCCGGATCGCCTCGGCGTCGTGCTCGATGCTGGTCGCGCCGCCTTCGTCGGGCCCGCAGGCCTCGTCCGCCTCCCCATCACCGCCTGCACCATCGCCTGGAGGGTTGGCTGATGCCTGTCGCCATCCCCTTCATCGCTGCCGCCGCGGGGGCTGCCGCCTCGGCCGTCATCGGTGGCGGCGTCCTGGGCGC